CGCCAGTGCAGTTGCACCGCGAAGAAATGACAGACCGTATATTCGGTCAGGTGGTGCTCGCAATATCGGTGCGACTCAAGTCGGTAATGAGTTAAGCGCTTCGCTTCGAGGCACTGTCTTTGCTTGCCTTCAGCATCGAGCCAATGCTTTGAGCGGTATTAAGTTTGATGCTTATGCTGAAAAGAATTGGGAAAAAGAAGAGTTAAGCCGCGGTCACTGGGCAAATGAGCTGCTTTCAAATCCTAACCCTTACTTCACTCGCTCTCAAGTCTTTGGCTATATTGAAAACTGGCTATCCATTAACGGCAATGCGTTTATATGGACACCGACAAACGGCTACCGCGTGCCATTGCAGATGTGGGTGCTCAATCCGACTCGCATGAGAGTAATCAAAGGCGAGAATAACTTTATTGATGGCTATGTCTATCAATCAGCACAAGAAGGCAATATAGCCATCCCAGAAAAAGAGATTATTCACCTTGCAAAGTTGCACCCCGCAAGCCGTCCTGAAGAGATTATCGGCATGAATATCTTTGGCGTTGGTTTAGTAACCGCCGCTTTGGAATATGCAAATATCGACCGCGAAGTTAGTGCTTACCTTGCACGGCTTTTTGCTAATAATACCGTCCCGCCGCTTATTGCTAAGTTTCCTGAGAGATTCGATCAAGACGAGTGGCAAAAACTGAAATCAGCATGGAATGAAGAACTACCAGACTATAAGCTCCGTGCTTTGCTTGGTGGTGGAATGCAATTGGAACTCCCGCCAAAAGGCGAGCTTTCAGTCGGCTACGATGCAGTAAGCAAGGATGTCAGGTCGCAAATCTCTCAAGTCTTTGGCGTGCCTCCCGGAATGCTTGATGGCTCATTCCAAAATAAAGCAACCGCCGAAGTCCAATGGGCAATCTTTAGACAAAACTCTATCGACCCTGAAGCGCTGTATATTGCTGAAGAGTTCACTCGCCATTTTAGACGCTGGGAAGAGGACGTGCTTATCGAAGCACAGCCTTATGAATACAATGACCCTGACGCTGATATGCGTCAAGAAGAGTTTGAGCTTAAGTGGGGAATCAAGACAATCAATGATGCAAGAGGCGAGCGTGGGTATGATCCGATACCGAATGGAGATACGCCGCTTATTGCAGGTGGTTTTGTCCCTTTACAAAGCGCCGTTAACCCCGCTCCCGCGCCTGTGGTGGCTCGAAATACAGAGACTCGAAGCCTAACAGCCAAGCGTGCTAAATTGCCTCTCATAACAGCCGATGCAAAGGACTTGTTTTGGAGGAACTTCGACGCAATAACAGAAGCCAATGCCGGATCGCTTGAGAATGTAGTTGAGATGATTATTGCACAAATCAAAGAGCAAGTTTTTCAATTGGCAGACGATGGCGTTTTGACTCTTTCAACCGTTGAAGTATCACCCGAAGACATTGCACAATACGATGCAATTATTGCCGATGCTTGTAATCAAGTAGCTCAAGAGCTTTATGCTACCCTTGCAATTGAAGGCGGCGTGCCTCCTACTGCAGAGATAGTAGCACTTGTTGAAGAGTCAAGCGCTCAAATCAGGGATTCTATCGGAGTTATCAAGCAAGAAGTTCAAGCGACGCTAACTGCAAACGCTGGCAAAGACAAAGACGAGCTTTTTAAGATACTTACAAGCAAATTCGACTCACTGCAAACAAGCAGAGCGCGTGCCATCGCTAATACAACAAGCGCAAATGTCACAAGCGGAATGCAATATGCAGTCTATAAAGACGAAGGCTTCAAAATGGTATGGCTCACTCAACGCGATAGCCGTGTAAGACCAGCTCATGCAGCAATGGAAGGCTCGACTCAAGCGGCTGATGGATACTTTACGGTAGTGACTGAAGTTAGAGACAAAGAAGGCAATATCATCGAAGTCAAAACAGAAAAAGCGAAGCGCCCTCTTGGCTCTGGTCTTAGCGCTTCAAATGCAGTCAACTGCAGATGCCAATTATTCCCAGTAGAAATGTAATTAAAATAGAGGTTTTAATATGGATTTAATAACAAGAGAGCTGAACCTGCAACTCAGGGACGGCTACGAATACGAAAAAGAGGAAGGCTACGAGGAAAAAGAGAATGATCTCTATACCTTTGTGGTATCAACTCCCGAAGTCGATCGTTATGGCACGATCATCGTGCCTGCAGGGATAGACTACACAGCCTATCTAAACAACCCAATCGTCTTAGCGCAGCATGACTCTGACAAGTGGCCTATCGGTCGCTGTTTGGGCTTTGCTATGAATGGCGAAAACTTAGAAGCAACAATACAGATAGAGTGCATAACCGAAGAAGGCAAGAAGCTTAACAAGCTTATCAATGCCGGATTCGTTAAGGCGGTATCTGTCGGAATAATCCCAGTCGAATATGAAGAGCAAACTATCGACGGCTCAAAGGTCACAGTCTATACAAAGTCAGAGCTCGTAGAGTTTAGCGTCGTATCCGTTCCGGCAAATCGTCAAGCACTCATCAAAAAGTCAATCAAAACTCTTTTACAAGAATCAATCAATAAATACAAAAAGGAAAGTAGAATGTTGACTCCAGAGATCGAGCAAAAGATTCAGGATGAGCTGCTTCCGGCAATCAAGGAAGCGTTCGTCAATGAAGTAATCAATCTCGGCTTTTCACCTGAGGAAGCCGAAGCATCCGTTAATGCGTTCATCACAGCAGGCGTGCCTCCAATGCTTGCAGTTTTGAAAGGCGAAGCACCCGCAGCCGAGCCTGAAGTAGCACAAGAGCCTGCAGCCGCTGAGCCCCCAGTCGAAGTAGTTGCAGAAGAAGAAGTGCAAGCAGGATTCCAAGCTCCTGAAGTTCGCGTCGGTAAGAAAATTGCAGCTTCCACACAAGCGCAAATCAATGAAGGCATGAATTTAATTCAAAATGGCTACAAGATTATCAAGTCTGCAGTAGCCGGCGAAGCAGGTCGTTCAATCACTTTGAACTTGCCTAAAAAACTCACAACAGAAGATCTTATCAATTTAATCTAAGGATAGTTTAGTAATGGAAAACATTATCGTAACAAAAGACCAACTCAAAGAAGTTGTTGACCGCAAAGTTGCTGATCAACTTCGCACACAAAAGCCTACAAATAACAATGGCTTCGTATCAATCAAAGCAGATCATGATGCACGTCGCGATCAAGCTCGCGTCGTTGCTGATTACATCCTCGCAGTTCACAAAGGACGCGACGGTGTTGCTGATGAAATTGCACGTAAAGCAAACGAGAAGTATATCACACGTGCAGACTTTAATACAGGCACAGCATCTCAAGGTGGCGCTGCAGTTCCTCAATTTTGGGTAGAAGAGATTATGTCTTTTGCTGACCAGTTTGGTTATGCAAGAGCACTCGCAAAAATCTATCCAATGCGCGGGAAAACAGAGAACTTGGTATCATCAGGCGCATTCACAGGCGCAGTTGTTGCTGAAGGTTCAGGCTTGACTTTGACTGACTCAACTAACTTCTTTACAGCTACAGCAATGACAGCTCGTAAGATCGTTGGTGGTGCTATCATCTCTGAAGAGCAGTTGCAAGATGCAACTCCAGCATTCTTGGATTATGTAGTAAATGGTTTGGGTCGCGCTCTTGCTGAAACAGAAGACAAGCAGTTCTTCAACGGAAATGGCACAGCTCCAAACTTCAGAGGTCTTGCTACATTGTCCGGAACTACAGTAGTTCGCCAAGGTGGTTCTGACTCTTCAGGAAAAGATACATTCGGCGAAATCTCATGGACTGACCTTTGGAACTTGCGTTTGGGTGTTAACTCTGGCGTTGGTGCAAATGGCGTATTCGTAGTGCCTCAGTCAGTATTTGGCTTCTTGATGAAAGAAACTGCAGGCTCACGCCCTGTATTCGATATGATCCGTCCTATCGAAGTAACATCAATCGGCTTAACAGCTCTTGCAGGTAATTCATACTTTACTCCAACTGGTCGCCCGATGCACGTCGTTCCTGATTCACTCTTCCCAACAAGTGCAGCGAATACAACTTCAGCACTCTATGCAGACTTTGCACAATTCACAGTAATGGGAATCCGCGAAGACGTTACAGTTAACGAATACAAAGAGTATTTCGGTGCAACTGGTTTGGGCGGAACTCATCAAAAAGGTATCGAAGTTGTTGAGCGCGTTGCTTTCGCATTCCCTGCTCCAAGTGCTATCGGTGTTCTCAAAACTTCAACAACCTAATTAGGTGATTTATGCTCGTAGATGTAATTCTAATCGAGCCGTATAATGGCGTATCGGCAGGGTATGAGACTTCTCTCCCTGCCGAGATTGCCGAGGCTCTCATAAAGGAAGGCAAGGCTAAAGATGCTCATGCAGCTCCAAAGCCACAGCCAAAAGTAGAAACGAAAAAAACAGGTAAATAATCATGCCATATACAAGTGCAAATCCGAGGGCGTTCAGTGCTCTTATGACTTTTCTCAATTTGGAAGTTAACGGCGATCCGACATCCGAGGATACGGCGCTTTATACTTGGTTTGATGACCTCATTACGACTTGCTATGTAGAGGCTGAAAGCTATTGCGGTCAGCCTCTTCGTAGTGGTTCAGTGATATACCAATTTTACGCTTCAAAAGCTCAAAGAGGGCTCGAAGCTAATCATTCATGGAAATACATACCATACAATGCAAACACGGCTCTCACAAGCCTTCAATGGCGTGAGAATGAGTTTGCAACCTATGCGAATTTTACATCGACTAACTTTGCATGGAATAGTGAACCTTATGCGAACTATATTGTATTTCGTGACAAGACAAATGGACAATTTAAGGCGACGTTAAGCACTGGCTATTCAGATGCAGCCATGCCTTATACAATCTTGCAAGGCATAGCCGAAATGGTCACTCTTGCATATAAGCAAAGCCCTCAAGGAGGCAATTGGTTTGGGCTTAACTCAGTCGCCACAGGCGGCGCGGGTCAAACAGTCAGCCAATCACTCAAAACCGATATAGGATGGCATAAGTATTTCGGTCAGTTTGTGATACCTACGGTGTAAAATGATAAACGTAGAGGCTCTAAAAGGTATATTACGCCCTGTTATATCAGATGCACTGCAAAAACTACCTTTTGTCATGCAGGCGTTCATTGGAACGAATATGGAATTTAGAGGGGCGGCTGATAGAATAGCACCTTCAAACAGTTCCAAGCTCGCAATTAACTCCGGAACGCTCTTTCGTAGCTTTACCAAAGGACAGCCCGGCAATGTTTTCAAAGTGACGCAAGAAGGTGATAACTTTGTAGCAGAATATGGCTCTGATTTGCCTTATGCAAGGATTCAAGAATACGGCGGCTTCATTAGAAGCAAAGGCAATATGCACAAATACTTTTGGGCACGTTATGCAGAGACTCAGCAACCGTATTTTAGAAATATCGCACTAAGCGTGCAAAAGAAAGGCGGCGTAAACATACCAGCAAGGCCTTATTTCAATCCCGCAGTGCAAAGACTTAGTCAAGACACGAAATTTGCAAACGATATTAAGCAACAAGTCATAATCGGAATACAACAATGGCAAGAGAATCAGCGGCGATCCAATCAATAACCGACAAACTTCGCACAATGAGCGGAGTTAAGGTGTATGATCAAGTGATGCTTGATAAATGGAATACCTATCAGTTCCCCTTTGTCGGAGTCTTGTCAGGTGCAGATTCTCGCGAGGTGATTGGACTCGAGGATGATTCTGCTTTTGCCAATAAAGGCACGTTGGATATTTACTTGCTTGTCGGAGTGCAAGTAAAAAAGAATAGCACGGCTGGTAAGGCTAATTTACGTGAGGCTCTTGCTGATCTATGCGAAGCAATTGAGAATAAGCTCACAAATTACAGCCCTGCAGTTTATGAGTCCGATTATGAGCGCACATATTTTGCGCCTATTCATTTTGTAGACGCTCAAGCGGTGACTTACAATGACGATGAA